AAAGAGCCAAAGTCGCAGGAAAGCCAAGACAAGCCGCGATTGCAAAAAGAGCCAAGCAAGAACTCAGAGCCAAGCACGAAGCGAAAAAGGGGGCGACCAAGAAAAAATGACTAGACAGATACAAAACAAACTAAAGAAAGTAGCCAAGGGTTTGAGCAAAGCGTCGAAGACCCATGCAAAACAAGCTAAGACTATAAAGTCTGTACTAACAAAAACTAAAAATAAAAATAAAAAATAAATATAAAAATGAGAGAGAGACATGCAAATAATAGACAACAAGGCTTTATTACTAAAGCTACGTGACCCCGACAGAGTTACGAGTGTCATACCTAAAAGTAAGGACATAGGTAACAATCAGGTGATAGTTAAGTGGGGGGTTTCAGAAGCACAGAGCCTGAATCAGCTAGGTATAAAATCACCATCCCCCATAGAAGTAAAATACAAATGGACAGGAAAATATAAACCGTTTGCACACCAAATATCGACTTCATCATTCCTCACCGTACACCAGAAAGGGTTTTGTTTCAACGAACAAGGGACAGGAAAGACAGCGAGTGCTATATGGGCATCCGACTTTCTACTGAAGCAAGGAGTGATAAACAGAGTGCTTGTTGTATGCCCGCTATCGATCATGGATAGTGCATGGCGTGATGACTTGTTTACATTTGCGACACATAGAACTGTATCGGTGGCACATGGGTCAGCAGACAAACGTGGTAAAATAATACAGGAAGGGTCGGACTATGTAATTATAAACTACGACGGCATAGGTGTGGTGTTAGATGAACTTAAGAAAGGTGGGTTTGACCTTATTATTGTTGATGAAGCCACGCATTATAAAAACACACGAACCAGACGTTGGAAATTATTACGTCAACTTATACGTGATAACACGTGGTTGTGGATGATGACAGGCACACCCGCAGCGCAAGACCCTACAGATGCCTATGGACTGGCTAAACTTGTCAGTCCAAACAGAGTACCACGGTTCTTTGGAGCATTTAAAGACATGGTAATGTATAAAATATCTCAGTTCACATGGAAGATGCGTCCTGATGCTACAGACATAGTCTTTAGAGCCTTACAACCTGCCATACGATTTACGAAAGATGAGTGTTTAGACTTACCTCCTATGATATATACGAAGAGGCAGGTAGAACTTACAGCGCAACAAATGCGATACTATGGAGATCTTAAATTAAAACTTGTGCTAGCCATCACGGGCGAATGGGTAACTGCTGCTAATGCCGCTGTCACTCTTAACAAGTTACTACAAATATCAGCAGGAGCTATTTATACAGACGACGGTGATGTACTAGAGTTTGATATAAAAAATAGATATAAAGTCCTACGAGAGGTGATTGACGAAGCGAGTCAAAAAGTTCTTGTATTTGTGCCGTTCAGACATGTTATAGACATACTAACAGACAAGCTACGGTCAGACGGTATATCCACAGAGGTTATACGTGGAGACGTACCTGCTTATAAAAGAACACAAATATTCAAACAGTTCCAAGGAGATGTTGACCCACAGGTACTCGTGATCCAACCACAAGCAGCAGCGCATGGTGTCACGTTAACACGGGCTAACACAGTGGTGTGGTGGGGGCCAACAAGTTCACTAGAAACGTACGATCAAGCGAACGCACGTGTACATAGGTCAGGTCAGACACATAAATGCACTGTGGTACAGCTACAAGGTTCTGATGCTGAAAAGCATGTTTACAGACTATTAGATAAAAAAATTAACGTTCACACAAAATTTGTAGAACTTTACAAAGAAGTACTTGACTAAGGTACTTTTTGCTATTATATGTAACTATATAATAAAAATAGGAGAGAGATATGGGTGACGCTATAACACCTGACAGACTGGCAAAAACGTATTTACGTATACGAGCAAAGCGATCTATGTTGTCCGCTACTTTTAAAGAACAAGACGGAGATCTTGTAAGACAGCTAGAGCGTGTTAAACAGGCAATGCTAGATCATTGTGAAGCTCACAATGTAGAAAGCGTAAGAACTTCTGAGGGCTTATTCTTTCGTTCGACTAAAAAGAAATACTGGGTTAGCGAATGGGATGCAATACACAAACTTATTGTGGAGGAAAATGCACCCCAGTTGTTGGATAAACGTATCAATCAGGCGAACATGAGAGAGTTTTTAGAAGAGAATCCTGATCTTAAACCAACAGGTTTAGAGATTGAAGAAGAAACTACAATTTCTGTGAGGAAGAAATGAATGAACCTTTTGTACCAATAGAAGACGTAGCTAAACATTTTAGTGTGTCTGTATCGACTGTTCGTGCCTGGGTACGTCAGAAGCACATACCAAAAGATACTTATGTAAAAATAGGTAATACTTACAGGTTTCGTGTTGGTGACGTAGCCACTGCATTGACCAAAGTATCTAGTAAACGTAGTGAAGAAACAGTAGGCGAAGACCTATTAGATGAACTAGATGAAGACTTATAATATAGAAAGAAGGAGAGATAAATGGAACAATATATTATAAAAAACGTAGAGGCTTTATGGCCTAAAATAAACAGAACTTACGTCTTTGACAGTAACGAAGGGCGGTCTGTGACGTGTGAGCCTAACGCTCAAAATGCCGAATACTCTATACAATTTCGTATGGATAATGATACCGCCAAGGCTTTATATCTTGCTATGGCTGAAGTATACCAAGCCAACAAGAAAGACAAGTGGACAGATAAGTTAGAGCGTAAGTTTGTTAAAGACGATGATGGTATGTTTACCCACAAGGCAACTCTTAAAGGTATGTACAAAAGCGAGATAACTAAAAAGCCTTTACAAGTTGACGCCAAGGGTAACAGATTACCAGACGATTTTTTATTAACTACAGGTAGCACAGTAAATATATCTGTGTCTTTTGTCCCCTATGATATGGGGGGTAAGCAGAATGTTTCACTGCGTCTCAAAGCGGTACAGGTCATAAAATATGTACCTATAGAGGAGAGAAATCCCTTTGAGGCAGTGGATGGGTTTGTATATAATGATGACAACCCGTTCACTGAAGACGCGGTGGCAGAACCAAAGAAGGTCGTTAAAAAGCCCTCCCCTCCCACCAAGGCTACTGATGACGACTTGGGTGCTATAATCGACGATTGGGATGGTTAATAGCACTACGCCACGACTAGGTTTATACCGAAAGGATAATGTGCCGTATCTTGTCGTGGTGTCTTCGGCACAAGGTGGGAAAAATGAAAACAAAAGAATTTTTAGAGAGAGTTTTAGGTGATGGATATTATTCTGTATTAGGTCTTGGTAACAAGAAAACACAGAGCTTTCATGCAACCATAGACGACGTGATAACAAAAGCTAACGAGCTGGACGATGAAGGTATCAACGCATACTTTGGTCTGGCTACATTTACAACAGACAATGATAGAAAAGTTACTAATGTAAAGAGCCTAAGTTCTTTTTATTTGGATTTGGATTGTGGTGTTAGTAAAGAATACCCTGACCAGAACGCAGCTTTTCAAGATTTAAAACGATTTATAGAGGAAACAGGACTACCTCGACCTATGCTTATAAATTCTGGGTATGGGATACATGTGTACTGGGTTCTTACGGAGAGTATATCTTATGCTGATTGGCTACCTGTAGCCCAGGGATTGAAAGACATGTGTATACGCCATAACTTGTCAGCAGACAATGGCGTAACTGCGGATGCTGCGCGGGTACTAAGAGTCCCTGGCACACATAATCACAAGAGAGATGCACCCAAACCTGTTATGTTCTTTGGTACGGGAGAACTTCGTGAGGTAGCGTTTGGGGAGTTCGCTAAGATTATTGATGCAAAAGTAACGCCTCCTTTGGCTGAAGTAGATAATGAGATAAATGCTTTTAAACAAGCACTGATAGAAAATTCAGAGAATAGCTTTAAAGTTATACTAGACAAGACTTTAAAAGGTGTAGGATGTGAACAGATAAAAAACATAATGGAGAACCAACAGGGTGTTAGTGAGCCTTTGTGGAGAGCAGGGTTGTCCATAGCTAAGTTTTGTAATGATGCTGACAAAGCTATACATAAGATGTCTGAGAGACACCCAGAGTATAGTGAAAGTTCAACAGAGGAGAAAGTCGAGCGTATAAGTGACCCTTACTACTGCACAACATTTGAGGCAGAGAACCCCGAACCTTGCGCGGCTTGTCCGCATAAGGGCAAAATAAAATCACCTATATTTTTAGGTAAAGGCATAAAGAAAGCTTCTATATCAAAAGACATACCCTTGTACCCAGAGCCTTATTTTAGGGGTGCAAACGGTGGTGTATACCTGCGTTTTAAAGATAAAGAAGGTAATATGGAAGATAAGATGGTATACCATCACGATCTTTATGTTACCAAACGCGTACGTGATGAGGTAGCAGGTGAAGGTGTGGTTATGCGATTACACTTACCACATGATGGACTTAGGGAGTTTACAGTCCCTCTAACTTCTGTAACATCAAGAGAGGAGTTAAGAAAACAGCTAGCTATGGAAGGTATAGCTGTTATAGGTATGGAGGACATTATGAAATATACAACAACATGGATAAACCATTTACAGGCAAAAACAACTGCTGATCTGGCTCGTACGCAATTTGGATGGACGGACGACGAACACAAAAGTTTTGTCGTTGGTAAAGAGGAGATATGCAAAAATGAGGTACGATCTAACCCAGCTTCAGTACAAACCGCAGGATTGATGTCTTTTTTTGAGGCTAAAGGCACGTTTGAAAAATGGAGAGAATTAATAAATTTTTATGATCGTGATGGGTTTGAACTCCATCAGTTTATAGTCGGCACATCATTTGGATCTCCGTTAATGTCTTTTCTACCTATAAATTGTGCAGGTTTGCACCTATACGGTGGTACAGGTGTTGGTAAGACGACGGCAATGAACGCGGCTTTGTCAGTGTGGGGAGATCACGAAGAGTTGTTACTACACGAAGGCGACACCATTAACTCTATAATGAACAGAGGAGAGGTATATCACAGTCTACCTTTCTATATGGATGAATTGACTAACAAGTCTTCTATGGAATTATCTAGTCTTGTCTACCAGCTTACAAGTGGGAGGCAAAAAAACAGGATGTCTACTGGTAGCAACATAGAGCGTAAACGAGGTAAACCTTGGAAACTTATAGCCCTCACAAACGCTAACAAAAGTATAATAGAGAAGATCAGTATGGCTAAAGCCATGCCTAAAGCGGAGGCTCAACGTCTTATGGAGATAGAAACGCCTAGTATGCAGTTTGGGTCGAAACAGGAAACAGATAGGTTTAATGCCGCTTTACAAAAAAACTATGGGCATGCAGGGCGTGAATATATTAAATACATTATTAACAATACGGAAGAGGTTCAGAAACTTCTAGAGAAGGTACAGGTTAGGGTTGATACCACAGCAGGGTTGACAGCGGAGAACAGATTTTGGTCTGCTCTTGTAGCGGCTACCATGACAGGGTTGATATTAGCAAACCGTTTAGGCTTCGTAAACTATGATACAAAGAAGGTGTTTAGCTGGGCTGTGCAGCGTTTAAAAGATAATAAGAATGAAGTATCTGATATGAGCATATCTGTAGAAGAAACACTCAATGACTATATACATGAGCATTGGAGTAACGTCTTATGGATTAAAAGCACAGATGACTTACGGGCGCAAGAGGGTGATGTGGCTAACCTTGTTATACCTGAAGCGTTACCACGAGGTAAGCTTGTGGCTAGGTATGAAACAGATTTAAAACGTGCCTATCTTATACCAAAACCTTTGAAAGCGTGGTGCGTACAACAACAAATAAACTATACATCCTTTGTAAATGATTTAGAAATGAAGTTGGGAGGTACGAAAATGAAGATGCGTTTAAGTAAAGGCACACATATGAATTTACCACCCACTTGGGTTATACAGGTAGATTGTTCTATACAAGATGAGAATCAAGCAAGGCGTACTAAAATCTGATGATTTAAACCCTGATGGAGTGCGGATCGTGGTGGACTGGGATAACATGGTAACAAGTTCTTCTGTGTTTATCCTGTGTATTAATACCCAGGCAGCTATACAACAAATAAAAAATATAGCAAAAACAAAAGGTTGGGATATAAAAACGCATGTCCGTGTAGAAGATAACAAATTAGGTGTTCGCATTTGGAGAATTTTGTGATAAACGTAGGGTGACAGGTTATCCTTGTCACTCTCTTTCTCTTAAGTGACCATCTTCGGGTGGTCACTCTTTTTGATTACTCACCAAATAAAGAGTCAAAATTATAGTCAGAGTCATACTCCATTTCTCTTAATCTTATTATATCTTGGTTTTGTGGAGATATAGATATACCTTTGTTTTGGGCAATGTTTTTAGATGTTTCTACATGTCTTTTTAGGGATCGTCGTATAGACTGTGGAGTTATGGCAGATAGAGGATGTTTGGCATTGTGATCTTGTATGGCATCTAAAGCATCTTGGTAGCTGTCTAAATCATTTTGGCGCATGGCTATATAGAGTCTACGTAACAACCTGCTTTTCTTTTTGTTTATTGCGTTGTCTACACCTTTTTCTATATTGTTTCTCTCCATTTGTAGAGTGTACTCAACTGGAGGAAAACCAAAAACAGACCCTGCAATATCCCCAAACGTAGGGTCTCCATATATTGCGTCACCTCTTCGTGTGACATAACCTTCTCTAGCAGTCCTACCAAATAATCCTTTCCAAGCATTCGCAACGGCAGGTGGGGCAATATTTTCTAAATCTCTTTCTATATCTCCCTCTACAAACATTGCGCTATATAAACCACGGTTTATCACTCTATCATAAGTGCTGAAAGCAGGTCCGCCTAAGTAAAAGAAAGCATTTTCTTCAAAAGAAGCGTCTCTGTTGTATCTATTTTCTTGTATTAGCAACCCTGTAAGTCGTATACGCGAAGCAACATCCATACCTGTCATAAGGTTGACCGCCCCTTTAAAATACTCTTCCCCCACACTTTTTCTTACCATAGTATCGAAATCATCTTCATCGTCATCAGCCAATAACAAGTTATACACTACTTCCATAGCTCCATATAACGGCAGCCCATGTATCCCTGCGAAAAACAACGCACTACCATGCACGGCTACAAGTTGTCTGAACGCTAGAGCTTTATCTTGAATTGTATTATCTTTTCGTATCATCTCTCTGGCTGTCTTAAAAAGAGTAGTGTACATACGCACACCGTATGTCTTGTACATCATGGCTATACGTCCGAACCCTTGTTGTGATATACGAGGCGCAGTTTCTAATACAGATCCCCCGTTTAACTCTAGAGATTGTCGTAAAGCTTTTGCTGTCGCTTTTTCTATTTGTTGTTCGTTAGCTTTTGAAGCTATATCTGCAAAAGAACTTGTCTTAAAGTCTCCTAACTCCTTACGAAGAGCTAACTCGTATGCGGCTAATAAAGTCGTTTGCCTATTGTAACGTTCTGCGCCTTGAAAGAATATGGCGGAAAATCCTGTGGCTTTGTCTAACGTGTTACCGTAGGCTTTGCCTGTTTCTCCCAACCCCAAAGCGTCTAATATAAAGCTTTTAGTAAGTTGTCCTCGTTTCTCAGCTTCTTGTATTATGGGGGCAAATGCCCCTACAGCCTTCTTTTCGCTGGCGGTTATACGTCGTTCTTTACCTAAAGACGTTGTTATTGTGTCTTTCATTACGTACTTTTGAGTGTCTTCATCATACCTGTAATAGTCATTCATACTATTAGAACCATTTGCTACCATTTGGTATGCTTTACTGATCGTTTTAAATGTCTTACCCAAACCATACTCAGCTCCTAGAAACGGATACACAACTAAAGGTACTTGAGATAAGTTAACAATAGCTGAAGAAGCGTTAAAACCTATAGTGTAAATAAAAGCGGATTGGTTAGCGGATTTTACAAACTTTTCAAAATTTTTAAGGTTAGCTCCCTTTGTTGCAAAGTCTATCCTTTTCTCTAGTTCTGCCCCAACGCGATTTATAGAAGGCACAAACTTACCCAACTTAGGTTTTTGTCGTGCTTCACTAACCACTTTTTGTATATCAGCCCTTAATTCACGAAACTCCTTACCTTTCTGTAGTTGCACCACTTGCCGTCCAATAGAAAATCCTTTTGTCTTAAACGCTTGCACCGAGCTACCTATATAACCAGGGGTTCCCTCTCTAGCTACTAAAGACTTGGCAAAAGAACTTTCTGGTAACACATGCACGAATAGCCTTACTATTTCTTCTTCTAGTCGTGCTTTTTCTGCGGGGTCTTTGACCTTACCTACAGACTCTAACACCTTACCAACAAACTCTGTGGGGGGAGCGCCACGATAGAACTTCTTTTTTATCTCTTCAATTCTATCTCCTTTTATAGAGTCTGGGTCAATATTAGGGTCTTTTGCTAAGTCAGCCATAAGATCATCTTTTGCTGTGCTAGTATCTACAAATATAACTACTTTAGTGTCTCCTGTAGGAGTGGGTTCTTTAAGATTGTATGTCACACCGTACCGACCTTCACGGGTTAACGGGAAGTAAACATCTAAAACTTCTTTATCAAACAATTTACTAAATACATCAGCATTTATATTATCTGCTGTTGCTGTATCTGTAGCTTCCTCAACCTGTTTATATAGCAAGTCTCTTATTTTATTGTATTCTTTCTTATAGTGGTCACGCATGATTCTGTATGCATCTTGACCATCTTTACCCAAAGCCTGCCACTTCGGTTGTTGTCTATCCCATATATCCACTAGAAGATTACCGCTATCATCCTGCTTGTTGTCATAAAAACTTCGATTTTTTTCAGGATCTACTTGATATATTGTGGCTCCATAGTCAGGGCTATATATCACATCATCTAGTTTTGCTTCTAATCCTTTGTTCGCTTTTAATATTTGTGTAACCTTAACAAGCTTTTCTTTAAATATGCCTCCTGCTGTCTCCAAATCTCCACGTTGAAACTGTAAAAGATCCATAAGTCTCTTACCCAAACCTTCAAAACCAATTCCATCTGCTACATCGGTTATTACAAGGGCATCGGCAAAACTTGCAAAAAAATCTTTAGCAGTATCGGCTATAGTACCATCAAATAAAAAATCTTTTATCTTAGCCACAAACGAACTTTTCTGTTGGGGATTCATGTAACTTTTTTGTTTTTGGTTATTACCTATAGCGTCATCAAAAACGTTTTTAGTATTCTTTGCACTCATATTAGAAAGCAATAAGCCTGCATCTCTAAACTCTGGTGCAGGAGCGAGTATGCCGTCAACCATATCACTTATTCTTTTAGCAGTACCAAAGGTTGGTGGTTTTGCATCTAACCCTATTAATCCTCTTAAGAAGTTAGCCACACTATTAGCAAAAGATCGTAACGAATCTAACTTAGAATCTTTTAATTTTATACGTGCTAGTTTTCGTTGGAACTCAGGGTTGCTAAATACTTCTGCTACAAATTCATCTAGATTTGTAGAACCATAAGCGGTGTCTAGCTCATCTTTTATTTCGTTAAATATTTTCGTTAGGCGTTTAGTTAGTGGGTGGGATTTGTTAGATATAGTAGCCGACGTAACAGCATGAGCAGCCTCGTGAAATAACACGTGTGGTATCATAAAACTATCATCCATAAATATGGTATTTGTAGCAGGATCAAACACCCCAGCCGCAGGTGTGCCGTCTACAGTCAAATTACTTCTAACTTTAATTTTTGTAGTACCTATTTTATCTGCCAACTTAGAAGCTAGCTTTTTTATAGCGCGGTTTGTAGACGTTTCAGATAAGTTTTGTAAACCTTCTTTTAGTTTTCCTTGTGCTAACAAGTTTATGGTTGTGCTATCTAAGTCAACGTCTAAGTTTTCAACAGCGTTCACTTCAAGTTTTAACTCATCTACTATGTCTTTTTGGTCCATACCTAATTCATTTTTTTGTTTTTTTATTATGGCACGAACCATAGCTCGTCTAGCATCATCTTTTAGATTCAATTCATTTATAAATTTCTTTTCTTTTTCCTGACTTGCTTTCTTTTGTAAATCAAACTTTTCGACCTCTTCTCTTTGCCTCTTTGTTGCGCCTCGTCCAAGATATGTATCTAAGTATTGTTCTTTAGCTCTCTCTTCTACAGCTTTTATCTGCTTCTTTGTAAGTTTTCTGCCTTGTTTTTTCTCTTCAGCCACGACTTTTTTTGTTATATTTTTTGCGTCTTCTTCCGCCTTATTCATTAACTCTTGTTGGCGAATCGGATCGTACTGCTTTAGTTGCCTTTCTCTATCCCTCACCATCAAGCCCGAAGGTGTCACCTCTTGTATTTTGGAGTCCTGCCCCCCTATCACAAGTTGTTTACGTAACCTTATTTCTGCTTTCTTTTGTCTTATCTTTTCAGACGTGGTTTCTTTTTCTTTTGCTTCCTCTTTCTTAAATTCTTCTGCTGTCTCTTTAGTGACCCCCGTATCTGGGTCAACTTCTCTCTCGTCTATTATGTCCTCTTCTTTTTCTTCTTTCTTACCTTTATCTTTTTCTGGTTTAACAAGTCCTGTAGTATCAGCTTTTGGTTCTGCTTCATATTTCTTCATCCTAGATGAAAACCACGCTTTACCCTCTTTAGATAGGTTTGCGTTTACCCATTCTTCGACTCTCTTTCCAGCAGTAACTCCTTGATTTCCATCGGCTACAAAGTAAACTCTCCCTGGGTCTAGATCACTACCAGACGTAGGTTCTCCCTTAACAGCCATAAACGCAGCATTGTCTAGTACATTTTCTACGCTTGGATCTTTACTTAATATCTGAGCCACACGAAATATAGGATTTGGTTTTTTATTTATAGTTTTAGTTGGTTTTGATTGTATAAGATCTACTATTTTCTTTTTATCAGCAGTAGGTAAGGGATCTTCTTTTTTTGCTGTGCCTACAACGTTGTACTTTTTATATAAAGACTGAGTCTTTTTTATCAGATCGTCTTTTGTAAACTTTTCCCCTGTCTTTTTAGACTCTTCAATTAAACTACTCCTAGCCTCACTAATCGCCCTTCTTGCACGTGATTTGTTAAACTTCTGAAACCTACCTGCACCTGTTAACCTGTTAAACTCTGCTAAGTCTCTTGCAGACTCTTCTTTAGACTTCCCTGAAAAGTTTTTTGAGTCGAGAAAATATCCACTTTGTAAGTTTTCTTCATAGGTGTTTTTTGCTTGCGTATTGACATCTGTGTCTTTGCCTGTGTCAGTTGTTCCAAGCTTTCCACTATACACAGCGTCAATCTCCGCAGCTGCTTGATTCTCGTTGACCTCAATATTTTTAAACTTTACACGTTTTTGAGCTGCTTTGGATTTAACATCTACTTCTTTTACACGAGTTTTACCCTCTTCAGAGTTTAAATACGTATCTAGTTGTTCTAAACGGGGTTGATTATTGTCATAATTTGTTCTGGTAAGCTTTTGCATCTCTTCTGTAGAAATACCTTTTTCTTTCGCGTAAGCTTCCATCTTTTTCGGGTCGTCAAGTCTATCTTTTCTAGCAGTTTGTTCTCTTTGAATCCTTTTCTGCTCTACAATAAGTTTTTTTATGTCGGCATCTTCTAGTGTAACGTCTTTCTCTCCTTCTCCAACAGTATCATCTCTAGCATCTGTTCTAGGAGTAACCACTCCACGGGGTTTAGTTTTTGTAGCTCCTGTGGTATCGGTAGGTCCCTCTGCTCCTTGTTCGCCCTGTGGATCAACTGGAGCGCTTTCTCCACTTCCTGTGTCTTTAGTCTCTGTAGCATCTCTTTTACCTCCTCTGCGTGGGGCAATCATATCTGTTATAGCTTGTACGAACCCACCAACCCCTGCACCATACAAAGCAGGCTCCTGTGTCCCTGCAAATGTGCCTTGTTCTGGGTTGTATATGCCTTGTTCTATTAAGTTTTGGGTAACAGCCGCGCCAAATTCTTGTAGTCCTTCTTCTCCTGAAGCATAGAGTATATTTCGTCCTCGCTCTATTAAGTTTTCGGCAGCTTTTAACCCAAACTGTCCTTTAAATATAGCTAGTAGTCGTAGTGGAGATATGAGTTCTGAAGCTCCTACCACTGCACCAAGTTTGGCTGCTTTGGCTCTCTCTTCTTCTGTAGCTTCTCCCTTTCTAGCCCTTTCACTGGCTTCACCTGCACCTGCTGCGGTAACAAGTCCTGCTGCTGCGGGTACTCCTACACCTGGGATAGCAGCTGTGCCAAGAATACCAGCAAAAGATCCTAGGGCTTCACCAAACTTTCTAGGGACATCTGTAGATATATCACCCACTCTTGCGTCAGGAGCCAGATAATCTTGGACCACATCTCCCACATCTTGTATTTTCTCTCTTACGGGCAGTTCTTTCTCTTCAGGCAGTATGGTAGCAAGCCCTAACGCACCACTTTCAGCAAGACTAGCGACTCCGCTGCCTATTCCTTTTATACCTTCGCCAAACTGTTCTCCTATGGTTAACGGAGTCCTTCTCTCTAACGCCTCTTTTCTAGCTCTATTTTCAGCTATAACATCGTCGAGCGTTTTTCGTCGTTGTTTTTTAGATAAATATAGGTCAACAAGTTCTTCAGTAGATGCCCCATCAGGGCCTTCTACTCTTACAGGTGTGCCATCTTTTTTGTATATTTCATAAGTAGGCATATTACTGCCCTACAGTTCGTTGGTCTTCTAAATTAAAATCTTCTCTAGTTTCACCACTCGAATAATCTAAACCATACTCTTTTAAATATTTGTTTAGTTGTTCTTTCTCAGATTGAAAGTCTCCTGTCAAACGAGTTACCGCTATATCTAAAGTGTCTTTAGCAGTTTTTATTGCGTTTTTCGTAGAATCAATATCTTTTTCAATTTCTCCCTTACTTCTTCCTATCACTCCTGCTGTTAATTTTCCAAAAGTAGTTTCTTTCTCACGGAGCAAGTTAGCTAGTTTAGATTCTAATAAGGCTAGATCTTGCCCCAATTGCCCCTCTTCTACAAGCTCACGCCCACTTGATATGCTTTTATCCAGCTCATTTAATCTACGTAATAAGAAAGTACTATCTATTTGTTTTTCTTGTAACTCCGCAAGTCTTTCTTTTATGTCTAACTCTCGCTCTTTCATCCTCATGGCAGCTGCTTTACGTGCTTCATCAAGTAATTGTTGGTCGCGTTGATAACTAGCTGCAGCATACCCCCCAGGTTTTCTGGGATCGCTTCGTGCAAACATTGATAACCGTATAGCGAGATCTTTCATGTTTGAACTTATTATCTCATCTTTTTCGTTAAGTTCATCAGCCGACTCGTCTCCAGTCACTTTTGGTATTTTTGTTCCTTTCTTTTCTGGAGCATCTATTCTTTCAAACCTTTCTTGCGCTTCTTCTAGAGACATACGATCATCTGTAGGCGCAGCAGGTATCTCGTTTATATCCATCATTCTTTGTGCATCACGCACAGATTCGGGTTCTACAGTAGGAGCAACCGCAGGAAAAGCGTCTACTTGCCCCATTTCAGGTTCTTTTGGAAAGAAAGGCAATCCTGCTTTGGAGCCTAAACTTTGTATTCCTTCGAGTATAGGAGGACCAAACTCTTTAGCCGCAACTCCCGCAACAGCTGCAGCAGGTATTCCTTTTGTCACAGCCTGTGTCAGAGAAGGAGATCTTTTTACGCTAGACAACCTACCAGAAGGTAATTTTTTAGGTTTAGTAACCCCCTTTAAAATAGTGTTTAATAGAGGTTTAAATGATTTTCCTAGAGTAGCGGCCAAACCTTTTGCAGTTGTACTTACTGCCGTACCAGTAGGACCGAGAAGTGCTGTTGATCCTGCTAATATGCTAGCCTCTACAGGATTTTCTTTTACATAATCAACCACTTTGTTTATTGCCGCCATAGAATCTTCATCCTTACCTAAACCTTGAACAAATGTATCACCTGAATCCGCCACCATAGGTAAAAGATTTACACTCATTCCTTCCTGAAACCCAACAATACCACCTTGTGCTGCTTTTTGTACTCGTGGCACAGGTGCATTAGGTATACCCATAGGTCTTTTTGTCATAGCTTTTAGTTTACGAGGGTCTATACCTGCTAACATCTTAGCGTTAGCATCTGATCTTCTTTTCCTATTTTGTAAAACTCCAGCAACACCTTCAGCCACATCCATTTGGGATTGTTGTTTTAACAGTTCCTCATTCTTTTGGGCTATGGTTTTAGGACTCTGCTCCATCTGCATGGCTAAGTCTCTCTTGTACGCTTCTTTTTCAGATAACAATTTTTGTGTGGCTAAAGCGTCTAATAACCCCCCACTTTGTTTTAGTCTATTCGCTAACTGTTGGGAATTTAGCCCACTTAGAGCTAGTTTTCTGCTATCTATCTCTTGATCTATGCTCATCTATCGTCCTTACTCTTGTCCCCGTCCCCGAATATATCACTTAAAAGAGTCATTATGTCTCCTGCTCCCCCAGCAGCTTTTTGAAATACTGTGGGTTGCGTATATGTAAATTCTTGAGTTTCAAGAGGTAATCCCTGTAGCAATGACTGCATGTACTGCACCTGCTTAAAAGGGAAGTCTCTTTCTTCTTCAAACTGAAGTCTGTCGGCTGTTATACCTTTTTGCTCTACGTCACGTTGTATAGCTCCCAAATCTGCAATTCTCGCTATTGACCCCAAACCATACTTGTTTAACTCTTCTTGTGCAGACTTTGCTCTATCCTGTTCTACGTTAAACTGTCCCATAGCTCTATCGTATGCGTCGGCATAACCTTTTCCTGTTATGGCAGCTAGATTTTGTTGTAAGTTTCTATCTCTTTCAGCACTCATGATCGCCTGCCTACCACCACCAAAAGCCCCTGCTTTGGTTAGCCTAGAAGCATCTGCAAGAGCTGATATATCTGATTGTCTTCTTGCTTCAGCAAGCTGCGGTGCTAATGCAGCGGCTAAATAGGGGTTCATAAATTGAGTTGCTTGTTCCGCTGTAAACGTGTCAGGAGTGAACGCTCCCATACCTTCGGTTGGAATATTTAAGCTACCGATACCTTCAAAAGCTTTTGTTTGTAACTCTGATGGACCCGCTGTTAAAGGACCTTCGTACGCTTCGTAAGGCATGTCAGCAAGAGCTTTCCCCTTACCTAACATCTCTGTAACATACGGGCCTGCGTATTGTGTTAGTGAGGACTCTATGCCTGTCCTACTCGGATCATAACTTGTGATATCTTCTTCAGCCATAACTGTTTCCTACGTTGGTAAAAATTTTTCTGGATCTATAGCAGGTGCTTGTTTTTTAGTGCCTGTCCGAGCCATTCGCACCTTATCCATCATAGTTTCTAGTTCTTTAGCTCCTGCATCAGAGTTACCGTTTCCTAAATGACTTACAACATCTGCAGGTATAACAAACTCTCCATCGCTGAGAGCAGCTGGTTGTTCATTGTCTATCATAGCAGGTACTTTATCTGCCATACCATCTGTACTACCGTCCAGATATTTACCTTTTCTCAACTGGGCAATACCCCCAGCAGCCATTTTATACGGACTACCATAACCACTTGTGTAGGGGTTTGCTATTGTTAACAAATCTTGTACAGTTGTTACAGGTGTTGACGTGTTAGCAGCAGTAGCTATACCTTGAGTTACAGGAACGTCAGGTATGACTGATTTAGGTCTATCTTGTCTAGATGGGTTTGCTACATTTAAAGATTTTAACCCTGCGACTTGTGTAGCAGCGTCTAATCGTGCAGGGGCTACACCCTCTTCAGGCGCAAAAGATACATCAGAAAAGAACCGTCGTCCCCCACTTCCAGGTCTTCTGGTTGGATCATTGGTAGAAGGCACTCTCTGTCGTACAGCTGTGTAATCAGGTATGGAGCCTTGATACCCAACAGGGGGTTGGTTCGGGCTAAACAGGCCAAAAGCACCGCCTGCGGCTCCTAAAACGCCTCCCACCTTTGTTATATCTAACTTTCCGTCTGTATACAAAAGACTTCCCACGGTATCTTCGCTGGGTAGTATTGATCCTAAAAATTCTGTTACTTTAGACATTATGCCCTGCCTCCAACAAGTCTCAATAACTCATCTGTAGAGTCTTCTTCTCTATTATTATACTTTCGATACGGGCTAGTAAACAATTTTTCTTGTTCAGGGGTAGCAAAAATACTGTCAAAATCATAAAAATAGTCTATTTGTGCAGGGTCTGGGGTCTCTACTTTTACTTGTTGCAACGCTGCTTCATACTCGTCAGGAGTTTCATTAGCTGCTTCTATATCTGCTATAACGTCCACGAGCGTATCTGTTGTAGTATCCACTGTGGTATCGGTAGTAGTATCAGTAGTGGTATCGGTAGTGGTATCGGTAGTGGTATCAGCCGTAATGTCTGTTGTTGTATCGGTTACAGTATCAGTCGTAGCCCCTGTCGTTGTATCGGTTACAGTATCAGTCTTTGGCACTCGTTTGCCAGGGTCTATGAGTGTGTCAGTTACAACTTCTGGAGTAGTTGGTTTTGTTGTTGTAGGGGTGCTTATACTAGGTTCTTCAGTTACAGTAATCCCTGCAAGATCTAATATTTCTTCTTGTAAATCTTTATTCGTTATTCCTGCATCTTCTAACATCTTTGTGGCTACGCTAACATCTTCACTAGTTACAGCTTCAGGTGTGAGAGAAGGTTTAGGAGGTTTCTTATCATCAGTTTTTGGAACGCCAGGGGGCGTATATGTAGGACTTAAGGATTTACTAGGACTAGGATCTATAGTTTCAAACTCTCCTTGGGCATCTTCTAATGTGCCATCACCCTTAGTTGAGTCTTCGGTTGCGCTACTAACCGCATCTGCCACTGGAACTATCACCGTAGAAGTCCCAGCCTCCAATATCCCCATATAACCTTGCCCTGCAGCGCCCTCACCAACAACAGTTTCAGGTATAACTTTTTTCAAACCCATTTGAGTAAGAACTTCTTCTGTTGTCTCAGTCCCGCCTTCTATACCTAAAGTTCCAACTATCTTAACCGCTGCAGGTGTTATGTTATTTGCTATTAGTTTACCTATAGTCGCATCAGCAACTCCTCCCACGACTCCTGTGGCAAGTAACATACTTTTTGCTTCTTTTAATAAGTATGAGTTAGCTAGCTCTGGATTACCACCTGCTTTCTTTAATGCCCTTTGGTATTCTTCTCCATTAAGGTATTCAGGATCTTTAAGCTTCTCAGCCACCCTTCGTTCTATTTGCTCTGCCGCTGCACCCGCTGCTTCAGAAGTATTTAAGCCAAGAGACGTGATTAGTCCTAGTGGGCCTAAGAAAGCTAAACCAACATCGATAGTTATATCAAGTAAACCACCTGAAACGTTTAAAACAGTACCAAATACGGTAGGATTTTTCCCAAGAGAAAAGTTTTCGATTCCTGTAGGTACTTTTAAGGTTCCTCCGTTTGGCATAGGTATACCTGTATCGTAAAAAGTAACGTCTCCAGTAGCAGTGCTATCTTCTTTAGCCTTTTGACCGTAAAGAGACATGCTATCGAATATCTCTTTTGCTTCTTTTCTTTTAAGTGTAACGAAAGGTTTTACAAAATCTTGAGCTACTTGGCTGGGAGCAGGATCTATAGCCCAGTTTTTTATATCCGATACCATTAAATCTTCAGGCTTGACCGCGAGTCCGTATTGCGCCTCTGTAGAGGCAGCGTAACTCATAGCAGCTTTCTTCATAAAATCTATAGCTTGATCTGACAGGTTAGCAGCTCCTTGTGTTCCTCCTGCTATGATCTCTTCTATAGTATTACCTGCCATATTTTTAAATATATCAGACACTTGCGTGTCAAAAGAGGGTTTACCTTCCGCGTCTTTTTTTGCTTTTTCTCCTGCTTTTTTACCTTCTAAGTAATCTGCGTAAAAAGGGCTTGACTTACTTACTACTTCTTTTGATGCAGGATCAGCCGTACCTCCTAGTTCCTCTGCGGAAGGTGTAGTGTCAACACCGTATATTTCACCGCTAGGATCTAGCAAATCTTGTTCGGTTATTGTAGGAAACGGATCTTCTGGTTCGGAGGGTATGTCTACAGAAGCTTCTGTAGTTAATTTTGGTACACTTCCTACAGTTGTTTTCTCTGTTGGTGCATCAGGAGGGACAAAGGTAGGGGCTAAAGGTTTACTGGTGGGCGGTGCGTCTATTTTTTCATATAAGTCTTGCGCTTCTGTAAGGGGATCACCTTGCACAGGTGGCTCTTTAAACTTGTCTAATGTTTCTTTATCAGGTAACACCGCCTCGGTTAACATTTCTCCCGTGTCCATAGGTAATTCTTCTACAGGATCAATAAAATCTAACACAGCGTCTTTAACGTAATTTTTTATGTCCTCTGTAGCTAAAGCTCCTAACTCGTTATTTACAGCTGCGTATATGTCCTTACCTTGCGCAGCCGCAGTAAAACCTGTTGACAACACTTTAGCTATGTCTTCTTTAACTTCAGGTGTGTAGTCCTTTATCTTGCCAACTACGGGTTTTAACACATCAGACATGGCTGCTATGGAAGCTGCCTGTATCCCATCTTCGCCTTTTATCTCTGCTGTAACACCCTCTACGAACGAGTCTTTTAAGTTTTGACCTACGTCACTGGTAATATCTATGCCAACAGTATCTACTATTTTGTCCACGGTCTTAGATATTGCACCTGTGCTAGCTAATCCTGCGTCTAACACAGCAGCCCCTATATCACCACCGTTTGTTACTACATTTACGCCTGTATCAGTTACAAAATTAGCCACAGTAGAACCCACTTGGTCAGTTAAGGCTTCTGCGGCTACCTCTCCTACAGCATCCGCTGCACCTGCGGCCACAGTGGACACAACTATTGTTTTTAACACGTCTTCAGGGTCAGCTCCTTTATCTATGGCGTCTGCACCGTTAATTATAGGCACAGCCCAAGACGAAGCAGGTCCTCCTAATGTAAGTCCTATATTCACAGCTGCCTTAAGATCAGGATTATCTAGTATCGCTTCCCCCACAGGACGTAACACGTCAGCCGCAGCATCAGCAACTGGTCTCACAACAT